AGCGATCAACTTGCTTCTCTGATGAAAGCATCTGCTGTCTATCAACTGCCTGATCTGTGTGCTGTTGGTGAAGCAGGTGTGGTCAAACTGGTTGTTCGTGACAAGAAGAACGATACTTCTAACGAGTATTCAATCAATGTCGGAACGACCGATGCTGAATTCTCACTCAACTTCAAGGTTGAGAACATCAAGATTCTTCCTGGAACCTATGAAGTTGTTATCTCGGAAAAACTCCTCTCGCGATTTGTCAATACCAACTACAATCTCACCTACTATATCGCCCTCGAACCAGACTCCACATTCGGTTGATGTTTACATGAGGATTGTAGGCAGCATTGGAGTCATTGTTGCCTACTTCGTAATCCTTCATGTGAATGTACTTGCGGGAGTCATTATAAACTTGATTGCTGATTCTATTTCAATTCCTTACTTTGTTCGTACAAAGTCTTGGGATGTGGTTATGATGTTATCATTCCTACTTGCTATCAGTATTAGTAAACTTGCATCATGAACATCTTTGCATCCGATCCTTCGCCATATCTTTCGGCAAAGGTTCTCCCTGACAAGCACATTGTCAAAATGCCTCTAGAGTGCTGTCAAATGCTCTCTATCATTTTCTCCAAGTGGTACTATGATTGGGCACCACTTCCTAAAAAGGATGGTGGATATTATGCAACCACAAAGGGAGCATTCCGTAATCATCCTTCTACTAAGTGGGCGGGAGAGAATCATTACAACACTGCTTGGTTGATTCAACACGGATGTGCATTGGCAAGTGAGTATCGAGTACGATATGGCAAAGTGCATTCTTGCACAAAAACTCTATTTGAAGCAAAGAGAATATTTCATCGTAAAGCAGACAAAGCAATTGTATGCTATTCTATGGCGACGGACTTTTCTCGCGCTATGCCAGATGAGTTCAAATATGATGATAGCATTGATACCTTTACTGCATATAAAAGGTACATTGCTTCCAAACCTTGGGTGAAGGACAACTACCTTCGTAAACCTGAGCGTAAACCTAATTGGATTTGATTATGAGTGATTTTATTTGGGTTGAGAAGTATCGTCCCAAAACCATTGAGGAATGCATCCTTCCTGAAGCAACCAAGAAAATGTTTCAGGACTTTCTAAATAGGGGTGAGATTCCAAATATGCTTCTGGCAGGTCCTCCTGGTATTGGTAAGACCACGGTTGCCAAAGCACTATGCAACGAACTGGGAGTTGATTGTTATGTCATCAATGGATCCGATGAAGGGCGGTTCTTGGATACTGTCCGAAACAATGCGAAGAACTTCGCTTCGACCGTCTCGCTTGCTTCAACTGCAAAGCACAAAGTCATCATCATTGATGAGGCAGATAACACCTCCAATGATGTACAACTCTGCCTACGGGCGTTTATTGAGGAGTTTGCTGGTAACTGCAGGTTCATCTTTACCTGTAACTACAAAAACAAAATCCTTGAACCCCTCCATTCCCGCTGTACCGTCGTTGAGTTCGGAATCAAAGGAAAGGAACGACCAAAAATTGCCCACGGTTTCTTCACTCGACTTCAAGAAATCCTTGACGGAGAAGGAATTCAATACGACACAAAAGTCCTTGTCGAACTTATCAACAAGCACTTCCCTGACTGGCGTCGAGTCCTCAACGAGTGTCAGCGATACTCCGTGGGTGGTGCGATTGATTCGGGGATTCTTGCGTCGTTCTCGGATGTTGCGGTAAATGACCTTGTTAAAAACCTTAAGGAAAAGAACTTCCCTGAAGTTCGTAAGTGGATCGTTTCTAATCTGGACAATGATCCTAATGTACTTCTGCGTCGTACTTACGATGCTCTTTACGAAGTTTTGGACGGTCCTAGCATTGCTGCTGCTGTCCTCATTGTTGCTAAGTATCAGTATCAATCTGCCTTCGTTGCCGATCAGGAAATTAATCTTTTGGCGGCGATGACAGAAATCATGGTGGAGTGTAATTTCAAATGAAGATTTGCACTAAATGCGGTGAACAAAAATCTTTAGAAGAATTTGCTTCTTGGAGAAAGGGGGACTCCTCTCATAAAAGAACAAAATGTAAACAGTGTGAAAAACTATCTAATGATTTGCTCAAAGAATCTAAAAAACTTGCAGGAAATCCTTCCCCACCTCCAATAGGAACTCCATGTCCTATATGTAAACAGTCATCTACAATTTTGTGTTTTGATCACGATCATAAAACAAAAAAACATAGGGGGTGGTTATGCCTTCAGTGTAATAGGGCTGTTGGGCAATTGGGAGATAATATAGAGGGACTTGAAAATGCTATTCGTTATTTAAAGGAGTGTGAATTCAAATGAATGTAAAACTTATTCGTATCATCACTGGTGAAGAAGTGGTGGCAGAACTCGTGGAAGAGTCTTCTGAATTTATCACTGTAAGGAATGGACTTGTATGCCTTCCTAGTGCCCAGAGTGTTGGATTTGCCCCTTGGGCAACTGTAATTGATAAACTTAATCCTGACATTACAGTATCAAAAACTCATGTTGTTTATATCGCTGAAGTTGACGCTACAGTGAAAAACAAGTATAGTGAAATGTTTGGTGGTATTACCACTCCTGATAAGAAACTTATTTTATGATCGTATCTGAAGAAGTTGCACAGTGGGCAGCAGATGAGTTTATAAACTACTTCTCTCACTTTAGTAATATTGAAGACTACTTGAGGTTTGTCAAGAGAGAGGTTATCTCTTCCTACTCATCTCTTGTGTCTCTTGAAGATGAGTTCTTCAATGAAGATATTCATCCTCAGGATATGGAATTTGACATCAAGTTCGTGGGCAATCGCTTTCAGAACTCTGTTCCACAGGAACACTATGTCAATCTTTTGAAAGCAGTTTCTTCACTGAATAACGAAGCAAATATTCCTGGGCGTGAACTGAGATGGATGGTGTATGAAAAGAACACCAAGAAAGTTGTAGGGTTTATTCGATTTGGTTCTCCAATCATCAACTCTAAACCTAGAAACCTCTGGTTGGGTAAGGCACCTGATCTGACCATATTCAATCGTCACTCTGCGATGGGATTCGTAATTGTTCCATCACAACCATTTGGATATAACTATTTGGGTGGCAAGTTGCTTGCACTCTTATGCTGTTCTCACTTCGCCCGTGAGACAGTCAATGATGTATTCGAGAAAGATATTGGTCTCTTTGAGACAACCTCTCTCTATGGGTCTGCTACCACTTGCTCACAGTATGATGGTCTCAAACCATTTATGAGATTCAGAGGACTCACTGAAAGTAAGTTCCTTCCACTCATGCATGACAAGCAGTTTCATAAACTTCACAATGAGTTTACGAGACTGAATAATAATACACCTTTGACTGACAACAAAGCATCTTCTAAGAAGATGAAGCGTCAAACAAAGATGATCTCCATCATCAAGAACTCTCTTCAAGATCCAGATAAGTTAAGTCAGTTCAACGATGTTATATCTACTGCTTTTAATCTGACGCAGAAGAAGAGATTCTATATGACTGACTACGGATATTCAAATGTTCGTGAGGTCATTCTTGGCGAACAGGACACTCTGCTTCCTGGTCCAAACTATGACAAGTTTTATCTTGATAACATCATTGCTTGGTGGAAGAAGAAAGCAACTAGACGCTACGAAAAACTAAAGGCAGAGGGACGGTTTAGAACCAAGGTAGAACTCTGGACAGAAACTGACGACATTCAAATTATACGATGACATACGAATTGAAAGATTGGTTGAACTCAATCAACATGACAAAGAAGAATCTGATTGATGAAGATCCTTCTGAAAAATTTCCTGCATACATTGTGAACAGATGTATGTCTGGTCATCTTGATACGGTTCTGTTCGCGAATGAAATGAATAAGAACTCTCATCTCGATCCAAAACTTCAATATTCATTTTTACTAAATAGTGTGAGGAAAAGGAAGAGATTTTCTCCCTGGCTCCGAAAAGATGAAATCAGAGATTTGGACTATGTGAAGCGTTATTATGGATATAGTAACGAAAAAGCAAAACAGGCTCTGAGCATCTTAACCAAAGAACAATTGTCATTTATTAAATCTAAATTTGAGACTGGAGGAAAAAGATGATTAGTGAACCTGAAGTCAGATGGTCAGCGGACCAAATGATTGAAGTTACCTTGAATGAACCAGATGACTTTCTGAAGGTCCGTGAAACTCTGACGAGAATTGGAGTCGCATCCCGAAAGGAGAAAAAGATCTATCAGTCCTGTCACATCCTGCACAAGCAGGGACGGTACTACATTGTCCATTTTAAAGAATTGTTTGCTCTGGATGGTAAGCACGCCAACCTGACAGTAAATGATGTTCAGCGCCGTAACAGAATTATTCAACTGCTTTGTGATTGGGGTCTAGTGACAGTTCTGGAACCAGAACGAGTTACTGATATTGCACCACTCAATCAGATCAAAGTTCTTGCATACAAAGAAAAGAACGAGTGGGTTCTTGAGACCAAGTATAATATTGGTAAGAAAAAGAAGGTAGAGGAAACCCAATAAATATTGATGAGTCTTTCGTGCAGACTCTACGATTGTCGGAAACCCCTATAAAGAGGTACGGTCATTACCGTGTCTCTTTTTTTCGTTTTGTGGTTAAATAGTATTGGATGCCTTCGGGGTCCACACAACACAAACTCGCTTTTTAAGGAGAAGTCACATGACGAACTTAATGAAATTTCATAGTGCCGATCTTCCATCGCTGCTAGACCGTATAAATAAATACAGTATTGGAATGGATGATATCTTTGACAGACTCGGGACGCTGCACGAGACTCAAACGAATTATCCGCCATACAATCTAGTTCAACTAAGCAATGTAGAATACCGCTTAGAACTAGCACTAGCAGGATTCAAAAAGGAAGAACTAAATGTCTACACACAAGACGGCAAACTTTTTGTCGATGGAAAAAAAGGAGATGATGAGACCGAACGAACTTATGTTCATCGAGGAATGGCTGCAAGAGCATTCACAAGATCTTGGACCCTCAGCGATGAAACGGAAGTTAGATCAGTTACTTTTGAAGATGGGTTACTGATTATTGATCTTGGTAAGATTGTTCCAGAGCATCACCAGAGAAAAGATTGGTTCTAAATAAAACTGAATATCGTCGCCGCGAGGGGCAACTGGCAAAATCCAGTTGACGCCCCTCCTTTTTCTTGGTATAATGATTGGAGGTAAAAACTGATTATGAGCGTTCAACTGGCATTACTTAAGTCTGGGGAAGAGGTCATTGCAGATATCAAAGAGTTTCGTGACTCTAAAGATGACCTGGTATCCTATCTTTTCAAGGATCCCCACTGTATTAAAATTAATACTGATCAACTCTTGATTGAATCTGAGAGTGCTCCAAAACACGAAGTAGTATTTTATAAGTGGATGTCTCTGTCCAAGGACACTGATATCATTGTAAATAAAGATTGGGTTGTGTGTATCACTGATCCACTCGACGCTATCACAGTATCTTATGAAGGAAGGAATGATGGAAGAAACGAATCTGGCGACGGACGAGATGATGCTCCCTCCGCCGCAACCACAGGAGGAGACAACACAGATTCAGGTGTTGTATTTAACGAATCGGTTGATTTTAATCAGTGAGATTGAAGAGGTTGGCGCAATTGATATTGGTCAACCAGACTGTAAACTGACTAACCCTTGTTTGATTGAAGACGGTAAACTCTCACTTTGGTTACGAGATGTGACCAATGATAATGTTATCATGATGAGTTCCGATAAGATATTGACAATGGTTGATCCAACCCAAGAACTGCTTTCTGATTACGCTTCACTGACTCAATGAGATTTTACACGAATGTTTACCAGAGATTCAACGAGATCCTGGTGCGTGGATATGAGGATGGGAAGCACTTTTCTGCACGAGAAGAATTCCATCCAACCTTCTTTGTTCCGTCTAAGAAGGATACAAAATACAAGACACTTGACGGCAAGTTTGTAGAACCTATCAAACCTGGCAAGATCTCAGACTGCAAAGAGTTTGTAGAGAAATATAAGGATGTAGAAGGATTTGCCATCTACGGCAATGACCGATATGTTGCTCAGTATATCTCTGAAAGGTATCCTGAGGATGAAATCAAGTTTGATATTCAAAAGATTAAATTGTTCACGATTGACATTGAGGTTGCTGCAGAGAGCGGTTTCCCTGATGTCTTTAATGTTGCAGAGGAACTGCTTGCAATCACACTGCAGGACTATGCAACCAAACAGATCATCTGCTTTGCATCTCGTCCATTCAACAACACCCGTAAGGATGTCAAGTATGTGCAGTGCTACGATGAGTTTGATCTGATCAATCGTTTCATTGATTGGTGGCAGGCAGAGCAACCTGAAGTGATTACTGGTTGGAACTGTGAACTGTATGATATTCCTTACATTGTAAGACGCATTGAGCGCCTGATGGGTGAGAAGGTTATGAAGAAACTTTCTCCTTGGAATAATGTTCGCACTCGTGAGATCAAGTTGCATGGTCGGGATCAACTGACATGCGAGATGGCAGGCATTACTGTCATTGACTATCTTGATCTGTACAAAAAGTTTACTTATACGAACCAAGAATCATATCGTCTGGATCACATTGCATTTGTGGAACTGGGCGAGCGTAAGTTGGATCACTCAGAGTTTGATACCTTCAAGGATTTCTATACAGGTAACTGGCAGAAGTTTATTGAATACAACATCCGAGATGTGGAACTTGTTGACCGTATGGAAGACAAGATGAAACTGATTGAACTTGCGTTGACCATGGCGTTTGACGCAAAGGTAAACTTTACAGATGTTTTCTTTCAGGTACGCACTTGGGATGCGATTATCTATAACTATCTAAAGAAGAAGAATATAGTTATCCCCCCTAAAGAGAGATCTGAAAAAGATTCTCAGTACGCAGGTGCTTATGTCAAGGAACCGATTCCAGGAAAGTATGATTGGGTGGTTAGTTTTGACCTTAATAGTCTGTATCCCCATCTTATTATGCAGTACAATATCTCGCCAGAGACCTTACAAGATACTCGACACCCTTCGACCACCGTCGATAAGATACTGAATGAGAAGTTGACCTTTGAGATGTATAAGGACTATGCGGTGTGTGCCAATGGTGCAATGTACCGCAAGGATGTCAAAGGTTTCTTGCCTGAGTTGATGGAGAAGATGTATGGAGACCGTGTTATCTTCAAGAAGAAGATGCTCGCTGCCAAGCAGCAGTATGAGAAGACGCCTACTAAAGCACTTGAAAAAGAGATCGCCAGATGTAACAACATTCAAATGGCGAAGAAGATTTCTCTTAACTCTGCTTATGGTGCTATTGGTAATCAATACTTCAGGTATTTCAAACTAGCAAACGCAGAGGCAATTACCTTGTCTGGTCAGGTTTCAATCCGCTGGATTGAGAACCGCATGAACAAGCGTCTCAATAAAATCTTGAAAACGGAGAATACTGATTATGTTATTGCTTCAGATACTGATTCCATTTATCTTAATCTGGGTCCTTTTGTTGACGCTGTATTCAAAGGCAGAGAGAAAACTCCTGAGCAAGTTGTTGATTTCCTTAACAAGGTCTGTGAGGTGGAATTTGAACCTTATATTGAAAGTTCTTACCAAGCGTTGGCGGACTATGTGAACGCCTATGACCAGAAGATGCAGATGAAGCGTGAGAACATCGCTGATCGTGGAATCTGGACTGCTAAGAAACGATACATTCTGAATGTATGGGACAGTGAGGGTGTGCGCTATGCAGAACCCAAACTGAAGATCATGGGTATTGAAGCAGTCAAGTCATCCACACCTGCACCTTGCCGTCAGATGATTAAGGACGGTCTGAAACTGGTCATGAGTGGCACAGAGGATGAAGTCATCAAGTTCATTGAAGACTCCCGTAAGGACTTCCAGAAGTTGCCACCAGAGGAAGTGTCATTCCCACGATCTGTGTCTTCTGTGGACAAGTATAAAGGTAGTAATACAATCTATGCAAAGGGAACACCGATGCATGTAAGGGGCGCTCTACTCTACAATTACTATATAAAAGAGCGGGGATTGGACAAGAAGTATGCATACATTCAGAACGGTGAAAAGATTAAATTCTGTTAC